GACGACAACCTTCTTCGTTCCCGGAACCCCTGTCGCCAAGGGCAGCGCCAAGGCGTTTTATAACAAAAAAGTTGCCCGTGCCTTCGTCGTCCAGGACAACGCCGGGAAACAAAAGCCGTGGGCCTCCCTGATCTCCTTTACGGCGCAGGAGGCCGGGTGTGTGCTCCTTGATGGCCCAGTGTCGCTGTCAATGGAATTTAGGATGCCCCGGCCGAAAGCGCACTATGGGACGGCGAAGAGCGGGCCAGCTCTGAAGGGCAACGCTCCTAAGTGGCATACATCGCGTCCCGATTCTGACAAGCTCACTCGCTGCGTCATGGATGCCCTAACCGGGGTTGCCTACCGGGATGATTCGCAGGTGTGCAGCAAGACCGTAGACAAGTATTACGATGATCGGCCTGGCGTTTGGATATGCGTGAAAGAGTTAACGTAATCGAAGCGTTGGGAGAACATATTAAAGCGATACTGGGGGAATTATGAACGACAACCTATTAATCCAGATCCTGCAACTCATCTTCCAGGCGGGGACGTTTATCCTCCTGGCGGCGGTGGTGTTGGGGTGGTTGGGATGACAATAAAAAGCCGGGGGTTAGCCCGGCTGGGGGTGGCTATTCCCTCGCCGGATAATCCGGTGGTGATGGAGATGGAGAGGGTGGGGGGATGAATGATTTCGATAGAGCAGCGGAACGGATGAGGCGGGTTATTGATGCCTGCGATGAATTAATATCCATGGCCGAAAAAGATGTTGCGAACCTAAAAAAACGAAAGCGCAAGGCGCAGCATATTATTGACATGGCCGAGCGGCTGAGAAAAATCGACCATTCCGGTGAGCGCAACGAAATGGTCTTACGGTTAGCATCTGAATCGGCTGCCGAGTTAGCCGATCGCGACCTGGCTATGGTTTCCTGCATGGGCGTTGGTATCAGGGTGGAAAAAGTGGAGATTGAGAGGGTGGGGGGATGACGGAATACGCCGACTTTCTAAAAAGCAAAACGCATAGCGGAGCCGATCACGGATTCGAGCCTTCCTTTATGCCCGACAAGCTGTTCCCGTTTCAGAAGATGTTGGTGGAATGGTCCGTCAGAAAAGGCCGCGATGCCGTCTTCGCGGATTGCGGTCTAGGAAAGACATTCATTCAGTTGACATGGGCGGAAAATGTAGCCCGCAAGACTTCCGGGCGCGTGCTGGTTTTAACCCCCCTTGCCGTGTCATTTCAAACAGTAGCGGAGGGCGCGAAGATTGGCGTTGAAGTCAACCATCGGCGCGACGGGATCAAGACCGGGGACAGGATTGTGGTCACGAACTATGAACGCCTGCACCGTTTCAACCCTGATGATTTTACGGGCGTCGTCTGTGATGAATCAAGCATCCTGAAAAATTTTGATGGAGAAACGCGCAAAGCAATTACTGATTTCATGCGTAAGCGCCCCTATCGACTTCTATGCACGGCAACGGCCGCCCCGAATGACTACATAGAATTGGGAACGTCAAGCGAAGCCATAGGAGAGATGGGATATGCGGACATGCTTTCCCGGTTTTTCAAACGCGATCAGAAATTCTTTCGGGCAGAAAATGCAGGCGGTCAGGGGTGGAGGATGCGCGGTCATGCGGAGCGCGACTTTTGGCGCTGGGTGTGTTCATGGGCGCGGGCCATCAGGAAGCCGTCTGATGCTGGGTTTGATGACGGCGCGTTTACCCTCCCGTCCCTTAACATCAGGCAGCACACGGTAGAGGCGCGGACTGTTGCGGACGGTTATCTGTTCGATTTGCCGGCCGTCGGTCTAAACGAGCAACGGGCCGAACTGAAGCGCACCATAAATGAGCGTTGCGAAATGGTAGCCGACGTTATCAACGCCCACCATAGCCCGGCTATCGCGTGGTGTCATCTGATTGCGGAAGGAAACCTCATAAAGCGCCTCATCCCGGACGCGGTTGAAATATCCGGCAGCGATTCAGACGAGAGGAAAGAAGAGGTTTTCTCTTCTTTCATGGCTGGAAATATCCGGGTACTTGTCACAAAGCCGACCATCGCCGGATTCGGTCTTAATTTCCAGCACTGTTCACACCTTACATTTTTCCCATCCCACAGTTACGAGCAATATTATCAGGCTGTGCGTAGGTGCTGGAGATTCGGCCAGAAAAACCCCGTAACCGTCGATCTTATTACGACGGAAGGACAAAACAACGTACTGAAAAATCTCCAGAGAAAGGCCGAATCTGCGGACAGAATGTTCTCCCAGCTTGTCGCTATGATGTGGCGTGAATTGAAAATCGAAAATACGTACGAATATGAAAGAAAGGCGGAAATTCCATCATGGGTATTGCAGAACAGACTATCACGGATAGATACGCCCTATATTGCGGCGACTGCATAGAGGTCATGCAGTCCTTCCCAGGCGATTTAGTTGACTTGTCAATCTATTCGCCGCCATTTGCCGGACTCTATAATTATTCCAGTAGCGAGCGCGATCTCTCAAATTGCCGTGATTACGGAGAGTTTTTCCAGCATTACGAATTTGTGGTCAAGGAAGTGCTCCGGCTCACAAAGCCGGGGCGCATTTCGGCCGTGCATTGCATGGATATCCCGAGAGCGGGCGCGAATACGGGCGGCGGCCTGATGGACTTCCCTGGAGACATAATCAGACTCCATGAAAGGCTGGGATTCTCCTATTGCGCCCGCTATCACGTTTGGAAAGAGCCGCTAGGCGTTAGGCTGCGGACAATGGCGAAGGGCCTAGCACACGCTCAAATTGTGGCTGACTCAAGCCTTTGTGATGTGGCCTCGGCGGATTATCTTCTCATCTTTCGGAAACGCGGATTCAACCCCGTCCCTATATCCCACCCGTCTGGGCTTCATGATTATGCGGGGTCGAGAAAAATCCCTTCGGAGTTGCTGAGTTACAAAGGCCACGCCGGGAAGCAGACAGAGAACCGCTACTCTCATTGGATATGGAGGCAATATGCTTCTGCATTTTGGGATGACGTGAGAATCGAAAGGGTGTTGCCGTATGCGGAGAGCCGGGACCCGGACGACGAGAGACACGTTCACCCGTTGCAACTGGATGTCATTGACCGGGCCTGCATCTTATGGAGCAATCCGGGGGAAACGGTCCTAACCCCGTTCATGGGCGTCGGTTCGGAGTGTTACGGGGCAGTCATGAACGGAAGGCGGGCAATAGGAATTGAACTGAAGCCTTCCTATTATCGGCAAGCCAAACGAAACCTTGAGGCCGTGGGGGAATCAACGCAGGAACGGCAGGAAGCTTTGCTATGACCTACGCCTGCGGCCAATGCGGATCACGATCTCTCTACCAGGACCGCGACGCCTGGGAGACCGACAGTCAGATCGTCTGCATGATGTGTGGCAACCGTTGGCCGGGAACGGGAATTAAACCGAAGAAAATAGAGGAGGAAGAGATGGCAACGAAACACGCGACGTGTACGAATTGTGGAAGGCCGGGGTTGGCGATTGCGAACGGGGACGGGCATTGCCATACGTGCCACCTTGCGAGCAAGGGGTTGAGCGGGGCAGAGCGGGATTATGCCCTTGAGCGGGCTAAGGCGAGGATTGAGGAAAGGGAGGCGAAGAAGATTTCGAAAGGTCAGGCGCCGGTTTTCCCGGAGAAGGTGGACGAGGCATGGAAGCGCATCGATGCCTTCCGGCTAGCCGACCTGGAGGCGATCGAGAAAAGGTCGGAGGAATCATTACCGGTCTCGGTAGCGTTGACGCCGTCGGTCGCGCCGTTGGCGTCACTCGAACAGACCATCATCCCGATCCTGCTGAAGTTGACCGTGGAGATCGATATCAGGGTCAAGAGTCAGGTGGGGTGAGGGGATGGACGCAGCCAAAAGAGAGCCCATGCCGACGCCAGGAACCGCCGACGTGTTGCCTCTGGTCATTGAGGATCTAAGGCGCCGGGATGAGGTAGGGAGACGGAAATACAACACGACGCTCCAGGCGAACAATGGGCGGGATGCACTGATGGATGCGTACCAAGAAGCCCTAGATTTGGCCCTATATTTGAGACAGGTGATTATGGAGAGGGAGCCATGGACCGTAAAGACATCGAAGATTTGAGGGCGGCGCTGTTGAAGACTCAGGCGCTGGTTCTGTGCCTGGAGACGCGGATAGAAGCAATGGCGCACGAAATTGATATGATCAAGCGGGAGAACAATGTCGAAAAATACGCTTCCTCATTCTGACGAGGCCGAACGCGCCGTTTTGGGCGGCATCCTGCTTGACGCGGAATCGATCATCAAGATCAAGCCGATGATCGACGTGGATGATTTCTACGCGGCCGCCCACCAGCGGATTTATGCGGCGATGCTCGACGTTTACGAGGGCGGTCAATCCATCGACCTCGTGACGCTGCACGCCTGCATTCAGGACAAAGGGGAAAGAGATAAAGTTGGCGGGCCTTCGTACCTCTCAAAAATACAGGACGATACCCCCAGCGCGGCAAATATTGAGAGCTACGCCCGGATCGTATCAGAGAAGGCTCTGTCTCGGCGGATCATAGCAGAGGCGCAAAAGGTCATCACGGCGGCCAACGACCCGACCGTAAAGGCCGACGACATACCAACGCGCCTGGCCATCGAAAGCAATCATAAAATCGAGATCAACCACGTTTCCGGCATTACGAAGAAACTGAACAGCAACATAGCGGCCGGATATCCGGGCCTCTACCCCTGTTATGATATCCTGGCCCGGACAATTCGCAAGGTTTCCCCTGGCCATCTGTGGATTGTCGGCGCCTGGACGAGCACCGGGAAATCGGCTTTTCTCGTCGACTTCATTTGCAGGATGTACCGGGCGACGACGCAGAACCCCGGAATCGCAATCTTCTCGACGGAAATGTCCTGCGAGCAATACCTGATTCGTTGCTTGAGCAATGAAACGGCCCTTCCTCCATGGCGAATAACGGAGAACGTGCTGAAACCAGAACAGGCGAAGCAGCTTATAAAGGCCCAGTCCTTCTATGCCGGCCGGAACCTCTACCTGTACGACACGCTCTATAAGATCGGGGATATCGAGCGCACGGCACGGATGCTGAAGGAGCAAAAAGGGTTGCAGATCATGGCGATCGATTACCTCCAAAACCTTTGGGGCGAAGGATCGATCTATGAACGCATGTCAAGGCTGGCGCCGATCCTCCAATACCTGGCGAAGGATTTACAGGTGACAGTCATCGCCTTGTCTCAGGTTAGCAACCAGCACGCCAGAGGGGAAACGGGAGGCCTTATCAATTACAAGGGCGCCGGGGAGATTGCCGCCTCTGCGGATCTCGGTATTGAATTGCAACGCGACACGGCGAGCAAGGAAATGATGAAGATCATGGTCAAGAAGAATCGGCACGGGCGGATCGGTGATGGAGTGCTTGAGTATATTAACGAATTTACGAGGCTAAGAGAGGCCCCCTTAACGGACCAGGATGGAGGCGCGGAAGAGTGAATACTGACATCAGAATCCTTACAAACTTCAAAGGTCACAGGAAACGCAAGCGCCTCAAACTGATTTTGGGTGAAGATGGAACGGGGTATTTAATCGATCTCTGGTTGACGGTTGCCACCGATGCACCGAGCGGGAAATTATTGGGATGGGATGAAGTAGATATTGCCATAGCTTCAGGCTGGGAAGAAGACCCCCAAAAGTACGTTAAAGCACTCTTGAATTTGGGTTTTTTGGATCAAGATGAAGCTGGAGCATACTCAGTACATGATTGGGAGATAAACAACGGCTATGCGGCTCATGCTGCGGAACGTAGCGAAAGAGCAAGGAAAGCTGCGGCAGAGAAATGGGGAGATGCAGATTCCAGACAGGAGAGAGGGAAGAGAACGCGGGCTGAACGGATGAAAGCCGCCCGAAGCAAAGGGAATCATTCGGAAGATGAATGGGCGGAAATGAAGGAATTTTTTGGAACGTGCGTTAAATGCGGAGGATCGTCAAATTTGTCTCATATGGATAGAGATCATATTCTCCCTGTGTATCAAGATGGATGCCATTCTATAAGAAATATCCAACCCTTATGTGCCAAGTGTAATGCAGGGAAGGGTCCAGAATCAAAGGACTACCGTATTGAATTCTGTCGCATAAACGGTATCGAAATGCCAGCCAAGTGGGTGAAGGGCTCCTGCACGAATGTTGACTGTTGCATGCATGATGCATGCGTTACGCAGGCGTCAAATCAAATGACGCATGCAATGACGCCTGCAATGACGCCTGGCCCTACTCCCTCTCCCTCTCCCTCTCCCTCTCCCTCTCCCTCTCCTACTCCTAAAAGAGTAAAGATAGCGAGCGCGCTAAAACCACTTCCTAAAGACTTTGAGATTTCGGGACGGGTCAGAGTGTGGGCGGAAAAGAAAGGGCATGGAAAGTTGGATGAACACCTTGAGGCGTTTAAGCGGAAGTGCAGGGCTAAGGACTACAAGTACGCCGATTGGGACGATGCCTTCATGGAAGCGATCCGGGAGAACTGGGCTAAGTTGGACGCGACGCAGAGGAGCCCGCCTTCAAAGCCACGTGTATTGCGAGAGATCAAGCCCGAGGAGATCATGGACCGCCAGCGCCGCCGAGATGAGGCGGAGATTGCGAGGATGGATGGATGATTATAAAAACCCTTAAACCACGGATTGCCACTATCGACACGCGACGGGGATCCCCGGTGGCCGTTGATCGGATTAGGGGGTGGCAGCTCCACAAGATCAGGCAGCGCATCATGAAGCGGGATGACTACACGTGCCAGATGTGCGGGCGAGTGACGG